ACGCACGACACGCACGACACGCACGAGCTTCGACCCCTCGCTAACCCGTTGAATTTTCACGATTTTTTCAAAAATTTGCATTTTCACGATTTTTCGCGTAAAATCGACGCTCGGGGGTCGAAAATTTCCCTTCCGTCGCAACAAGACTACTTGCTCAATGAAGAAGAATCTACCAAAGGAAATACACAAATGAATCACTCAGACTTTTCTAACCAGCTTTCTCCTTTTGCTGAAAACCCCGCAGAAGTATTCCAGTCCAAACTTCACACTTGCACTCCTTTAAAACCCGAAATAGGACAGGAGCCTATTCGCTTCCCAGCATTCCCCAGCTTCGCTGGAAAAACAGTAATAAAAACTAAACCTGGAAGTGTAGTTTTCGGATTGAAAAGAGAGGAATCAGCAATTGCAGTATGCCCGATAACAGGAATAGCCCTGACAATCGGCATTCCCTCTTTACCTTTTACCCTGACTTACGAGAATCCGATAGCGAAAGCAAGAAACGCATTCAGGATCGCAGCCCTTCCAGCTTCTGAACTTTTCACTATTCCTTCTGACATCATAGCAGGTACCTTACTTTCTTTACTCTCCTCAGCTTCCCTCATTGAAGATCACAAGACAGCATTACAGAGAAATGAATCCCTAAGAGACAGCTATCATCCTCAACAATTAGTAGGGATGCTTCAGGCAGTTTCAAGGATTCTCAATGCTCTCAGCAAACCAGAGAGGATGAAAAGGTTTCTCTCTGAAAATCCCAGAGTATCCTTCAATGAGAAAGCTCAATTAGAGCTTACAATTAAAAGCTGGCATGAAACAGTTTTTCCGACTGAGAGGAAAACTGTTACTTCCTTGCTTGATGAACTTCTGGAAGAGGAGAAAGCAGAACAAAGAAGGAAGAAGCAAGAGGAAAGAATAACAATCAGGAAGCCTAAAAACAATATCTCTCTCTCCTTGAGAAGCAGGATTAAGTCAATTGCACAGCAATTGGGGAAGGCAGAAGTAATTTCTCAAAAGGCTTCTTCAATTTTCCAATTTCTGGGAACCGGACAAAACTGGAAATCTTTGACAAAGGATAACAAGAAATCCTACCTGTCTTATCTCTCAGTTCGATTCGCGGAGAATGAGATTGAAGAGTACGACGAAGATATTGATACTCTTATTTCCCTCGTGAAAGCGATTCCAGTAGATGATGCTTATAATGCATTAATTGAGGAGGATGATTCTATTTCTAATTATGCTGATAAGGATTCTGGGAAAGTAGCCCCAAAAATGATGACAATCAAAGAAAGACTTGCTGCCATCGCAGCGAAAACTAAAGGCAAAGGAGAATAAGAGATGACTATTATTAAATACTTGAATACTGAGCAGAGGATTATCCGCAATCGTAAGAATAAGGATACCAGTGATATTTTCTACAATACCATGAGTGATTATGCAAGAGAAAATATGAATGTACTAATGAGATTTCCTAAAGGGCGCAATTTCAGTGATCTTGAAGATACCGTTATGAGTCTTGGCTATGTATAATAAGAAAAATAGGAACATCTATACTTGGACGCCTTCTGAAAATGTCCTAAACTGCTTCCTGCGAGAGCATAATCTCCTAGAATCAGAGATAAAAGATGGTTCTATCTTAAACAGGAATCATCCTTACAGAATCATCTTCGACAATCAAGATGAAGGACTGGAGATTTTAGAGCAGCTGCCTATGAAGGTTCTAGTTTCTTTCCAGCTTTTCCAAGGGCAGGAAACTGTAGCAATTATCAGGAAGCTGAAAACTCCCAAAGAGAGAAAGGTAACTTAAAATGAAAACCAGAAGCCCTCACTACTCCCATATTCAGATCCGTGTATATAGATATATAAGTCTGAATTATCACTATTTTCACATTCATAACACGGCTATCCACGAGTACCTCCGCCAAGCTAATAGATTTTATGACGACCGGTTTTGGTATGATTTACATGATACTACTATGAGTTTAGGCTATGTCTAAAATGAAAACGAAAGAAAGGTAACCTAAAATGAAAACGTGGAAAGAACTCCTAGCGGAAAAGAAAGCGGCCAACTCCAGTGTCGCTGAGAACCCTTCTTACAATAATCTAGCCAAGACACTAGAAACTGAACAACCTGTTAAGACTCTGACAATAAAAGAAAGACTGGCAGCAATAGCAGCAAAGAAACATCCTCCGGCGCAGCCGTCGGAATCCCCCATTTCGAATGCAAGCAGTTTCCCTAAGACAATGATAGTCTCCATGCTCTCGGAAGAGAACAAAGGGAAAGAGGAAAAGAAAGAGTCTTTTTCCCTGTCTGTAGAATATGATTCCGACCAGTTGAATGCAATTGAACTTGCAAAGTCAGGGAAAAGCTTCGTTCTAATTGGTGCAGCGGGTTCAGGTAAAACCACAGTAGAACGTGGAATCATGTTGGCCCTTCTTGCTCAAATGAAAGAGAATGAAACCCATGACTTCAGAATCCAAGGGACAGCCCAGAGAATAACATCCGCAGCAATTGCTATCTCAGCGCCCACAAGAATTGCATCCGGAAATTCAAGAAAAGCAATCTGCAAAGATCCTACCCTGGCAGAGAGATGCTTTTATAACGTGACGACTAACCACAATCTCCTAGAATACTATCCCGAGTTTTTCTTCGATGCAGAGAAGGACAAGGAGAGCATGCGTTTCGTTCCAAAGAGAACCAGAAGTAATCCTCTTACAACAAAGACAATAATGTTCGAAGAGGCATCAATGAATGACCTCCTAATCTGGGGGAAAATCTACGATGCTATGCAAGCCGGAACTCAGTGCATTTTCATCGGTGACATTAATCAGCTCCCACCCGTATTCGGCCCTTCCATCCTAAACTATGCCTTGGTTCAGCTTCCGATCATTGAGCTGAAAACAATCTACCGGCAAGCTGAGGGTTCTTCGATCCTAGACAATGCACATAGAATCCTTAAAGGGGAAAATGTAAAGACAGATGTGGATTTTCAAGTCTTGGAAGGAAAAAGTGACGTTCAGTATGGGCAAAGGAAACAATGCCAAGTAATCATGAATCAAGTAGCAGTCTGGCTCAAGCAAGGCAAGTACGATCCTGAACAAGACATTTTCCTGACACCTTTCAATGTTCAGCCTCTAGGCTCAATCCACGTGAATTCCTGCCTGGCTTCCCTGATCAATCCTAATGTAGATGTATGGGAGATTATTGCAGGAGTGCGGAAACTCTACGTAGCAGTCGGTGACAAAATCATGTACAACAAACAGATTGGGGTCATCAAAGAGATAGCCCATAACGGCTTATACAGTGGCAGTCCGAAACCGAAACATCATTCAAAGCATCTCTCTCGCTTTGGCCATTATCTTGCTGGTGCCAATTCCCTAGAAGCTCAGGATGAAGAAGATAGCGGCTTGGCCTCTTTTAACATCAATCTGGAGGAAATGGATAAGGAGGATGTTAAAGAACTCTCCAGACAGGCTTCTGCCGTGGTAACAATTGTCCTGACAGATACCGAGGAAGAAGTTAAACTTTCCAAGGTAGGTGATTTGTCGGAGTCCAGCTTTTCCCTCGCCTATGCTCTGACAGTTCATAAAAGCCAAGGATGTGAATGGAGAAAAATGTTTTTGCTTCTTCATAAGGATCATAGTCTTATGGCATTCCGGGAACTTCTTTATACTGCAGTGACAAGGGCAAGAGAACAAGTAGTAATCATTGGCAAAATGTTCATGGTAGATAAGGCAATCTCCAACCCGAGAATCAAAGGGAACTCCGTCAGAGAAAAGGTGGAATATTTTAATGCTAACTTACAAATGCAGGAGGGAATATTCTGTGAAAAAAGATAACGTTGCGTTGAAGCCACATATCTCCGTCAAAGAAGGAACTTACAGCTGTAGATATCCCCTTGTGAGAGCAACTAATGGTGCATATACGTTAAGTTCCCTACTCAGACATGCTATTATAGGGAAAGGAGCCACTCCCCTAATAGCCTATAATCATTGGAGGAACAATGAGTGAGAAAGAAGCCTGCATAATCCTTTGCTCCAAGAATCCCTTTCCCTCCACAAATGGTGACCATTTTGACTTCCCTAGCTACATAATAACCTGGCTCCTAGGGAATAAACATCACTATGGAACGCCAGTTGAAGGAAGGAAAATTCATCCTTATGAGGGCAATTCAGTAACAAATTACATAGCCTACCTCATGGGACTTTCTCATGGGGAGGTTTTAGATATCATTGCAAGATTAAAACAGGAGAAACTATTATGACAATTGAAGATGATTTGGAATTTCCACCTTTCCCGGATGAAGAGGGGGAAGGGACAGAGGATATTACTTTCGAAGATATTTACGGACAGGCTTTACTCTCCCCTGTAAGGATCACCATTCCCCATTCTGAAATCCAGAAAGTAAAAAATGGGGTGAAGAATCACAAGAGCCGTTTAATGAGGAAAGCCTCCGACAACGGAATAGAAATGGAGAAAGAGAAGCTTGTATTTGAAGTAGATGAAAATTCCGAGGAAGGGGAAGGCTGGGTAGATTTGACTATCTCCATCCATAAGCCGGCTTCCGTGCGAGTGAAAAGAATCATTCCTATCAAGGCAATCTCACTGACAGACGAATAAGGAAAGGGGAAAGAAAATGTATTACACTTGCACGAATTTCAAAGGATTTGTTCTTCAATCCGGAACTTCCGCAGTAGTATGTGCAGAAAGTAGAGAGCGCGCAGCCCTTGCACTGGAAGTAGAACTGGAAAAACTGGGGCTTGCTCAGAAAATCCATCCAGACAACATGATTCCTCTTCACGATAATGAGGAAGAGGAAACAGTTGAGATTCTTTTTGACGGGGAGCTTTGAAAAATGGAAATAACTGAGCAACAAAAGCAACTAACCCACGAAATCCAAGTCAGAATCCAGCAGCTTTCCGACCTTTCAGGAACAGACTTAAAGGAAGAGATGGATGATCTAAGGGTTACGCTCCTGAAGAACCCAGCGGCTTGCTCCCTCCTAATCCCAGAAGATTTGGGAATGGCAGTGGCTTCTATTAAAAGAATGGTAACAGTAGCAGTAGAAGCCAAGACAAAAACTCCTGCAACACGAAAGGGGAAGGAAAAAGTACCCCTCTCGTTGAACCTCTCATTGGAGGATGATGATGATTAAACTAATCCAGATCACCTTGACTCCTGCGGAATTTCTTCCTCTACAACCCCTAGTAAATAATATCCCTTACGAATCCTGGCCTCTAAGTAAGACTCATAATCTCCAGATTGTCTCTTATCTCTCGGCAATTGCCATGATGAAGCATGGAATCCTACCTGAAGATGTGAACAAGCCGAAGAGACTAACAAACTTTGAAATGAAGTTTGACCTGAGAAAGCAGAAATATACATACAAAGCCACCCTTGCTATTGAAATTCCTGAAAACGGAATACCGGAGAATGAAGATGATCCGACTATCTCATAGTGCCCTAGAGGAAATGCTTACCTGCGAACGCAAGTTCCAGCTAAGTCGTCTTTTAGAAAGGGAGAATGAACGGACTGTAAATGATAACTTCTGTTTCGGGCACGCCTTTGAAGCTGGATGCGTTTCCTACATCCTAAATCAAGACAAGGAAAAAGCTCTATGGGAAACCTGGCTAGCTTACCCAGAGGTAACACTAAGGAAAGATAAATCAGTCGAATGCGTGGAGGTTCCTGACTCGATAAAAAAGACAGACCTTGTAGCAATCAACATGGTTCAGGCAGCTTTCCCTTATCTGGACACTTTCCTAGAAGATTGGGAAGTTGCTACCTTCAATGGTAAGCCTGCAAGCCAACTCTCGTTCCGAGTAAATATCGACGAGACTTTCTACTTTGTAGGCTATTTGGACCTGGCAGTTAGGAATAAATATACAGGGAAATACGCGGTCTGGGATGCTAAAACTACTGGTCTGGCGATTCATGACCTTTCCCCGGTCTATGCCAACTCCCTTCAGCTGATTTTTTATAGCCTTATCCTAGACAAGATCGTAGGGGAGGATTACTCAGACTATGATGTGCAGTATTTCGTAGGAAGAGTAGGGGCAGGTAACGGATTTCAGCCTCAGATCCTTCCACTAACCTTTGCAAAGTCCCTAAAAGATCGCTTAAATTGCTTCATCACATTGGGATTAGATGTAGAAAGACTAGGAAAGATGAAGGCTATGGGAATTTTCCCACAAAGAGGAGCAGCCTGTTTGAAGTATAACAAACCTTGCTTCCATTTCGGAACCTGTGGCCTTCATGCCCTCGACAAAGAGAAGGCAATTGAAGAAGATACCACGGATTATCAATTTGTTTTCAACCTGGAAGATTTGATTCAGGATCACATGGAAAGGATAAACTAAGATGAGAATCGCTACGAAAGACGAATATGAAAAAAGAGGTGATACCACTCAGGTAAAAGCTGACCTAAGTAAGGGAATTCTTGATCTGACCTATGTTCAAGTTGCTGACAGGGAGTGGGAAAAGGCAAAGCCCTTTGCTCAAGGTTACTGGGCAGGACTTGGAGCCGCCAATTGTGGGATGGGACCAGAGCAATTTAGCAAGTCTCAAGCCTTTACAGAGACAGAAGAGAAGGATATTCTGGAAGAACGGCAGGGAACCCACGGGGAATTCAAAGACGTAGCCCCTATCTCCCAGACCTTGAAGATATACTTCCGAGCGCAAAGTACCTGGGATGCCCTAACACTTGTCCAACAAGAAGCCCTAGATAACATCGCGCAGAAAATTGCAAGAATCTTTGCAGGTGATCCTAACTTCCCAGATCACTGGATTGACATTCAAGGTTACGCAAAGCTTGCATAACAGGAGATTGAGAAGAATGGCAAT